ACCTAATCCAGCTGCCATAGTCCTATCTCCTTAATAACTTAATACGCCGCTGTCAAGCAGGCCGTATATTGCTGAGTCTAATATAAAGCCGTCAATAATTGGCTCTAAAGTGGTGAGTGTTGTTTTCCAGCTGTTAGGCGTAATGCTTTGAGCTACGCCAAACACCTGCAAAGTTTTAGTTAGGGTAGATGATCCAGGTTGGTTAGTTGTAATAGTTACTGGGTCAAAATAATCTAGGCCTAAAGCGGCAATAATGCCAGCATTGTAATTATTGGTATAAAGGTCTAGCTGTATGGCATCGCACCTTACGCTTGTTTCAGCTCTAGAGGCCACGTATGCCTGAGCATAGTCCAGGGCTACAGCATCGGTTTGCATTAGTAGGTTTTGTTGGTTGTAACTATGCACAAAGTACTTATCTATGCTGGGTTGGTTTATGGCTACTTGGGCTGTGCCGCCTGTACGGGTAATACTGGCCGAGTTATAAACTAGCGTATCGTCAAGGCGCCACACCGCATTAAAATAGCCAATAGCTGAGCCGTTATCGTTAAAAATTACAGGTGTACGGCCACTACTGCCAGCGGTAACTGCACGATCTTGAAAGACAAACGAGCCAGCGGCATCTACATACAAGGCGCCGTACTCGCTAGTCTCTACTGTTTGCATAGCTGCAAGGCTTGTGCGGGCTGTGCCTGGGTCTGCCTGCATAGTAGTTAGGCCTGCATCTACGTCACGCATAGAGGCGGGCCAGTCAATAGCATCTAACAAGGCGTTAATTCTTGCACCGCTAAGCTGCCCAGCTGAGGTGCCAGCTACAGTACTGATCTGTGCATTTTGTGCGAGTCTAAAAGCATCTACAGCTGTTATAGTGGTATAAACCACGTCATTAGCATTTTTAGGCGTAGTAGTTGTATAACTAGTAATAAAGCCAGCAAAAATAGGGTAAGTAACAGCGCCATATGTAGCCGTAATTTGTACCTTGCGCATAGGCGTTAATAAATTGTAATAAGGGCTGGCTGGGTTTTGTGGGTTAAAATCACCGTTTTGGTCAACTATGCGCATAGATAAAGTGCCAGTTTGGAATTGGTCAGCCTGGGCGTTACGCCCTCTAATAGTTTGGATATTATCTACAACGTCAGATACGTCCACAATGATAGAGGCGCTGTCTGCAAGAATATTAGTACCCAATATGCCGCTATCAAGAATCATAGCCTGAGCAAAGCTAGGGCCAGTACTAAAGTTAATGACAGCGTTAATTACTGGTACGGTCATACTGCTATAGCCCCTGCGTAAGTAGTTGAGTAACCGCGGCGTGCTATCTCATTAAGTGCGTTTTGCACAGCATCTACGATTATATTTTCGCTACCAACCACGCCTGCGTTTACGGTTATATTGTAAGCGCCTGCAGGTATCTGCCCCTCGCCTGCTCCTGCACCACGGCCTGAGCCTTTTTCGGCAAAGTAAGTCATAGCGCTAGAGGCTGCTTCTTGCGCTACTTGATTGATAATGTCGTAATTACGGTCTTTATTTTGTCCAGGGTTGTAATCAACGCCAGGCACAAGGCCAGCAACAGCTGCAGCCGTGCTACCGCTTGTGCCCCCGCCAGTTGTACCGCCGCCTGTTGCAGCGGTTACAGCTTGTGGGCTAATTCTAATACCTGCCATAGCAGCTAATAGAGCTAAGGCTTGGTTTAGGTTTTCTAAGTTAATTAAATCTTTAGGCTTAAAGCTATTAAGGATATTATTTATATCTGCCAATTTAAGGGCCTGGCCTTGTAAAGTGCCTAAAATCATTAAATCCTTATTAAGTTTAGCTGCAAGGGCAGTAGCACCCTCAACGTCTTTAGCAGCTATGGCATCTTCTAATTTTAGGATGTCTTGCTTAACGGTTAGGCGTACTAGGTCATTGGCTAGTTGCATCTTTTGTTGATCTGTTGCAGCTACACCTAGTTTGTTAATCTCATCTTGCTTTGATAATAGGGCTGCCTGTATCTGAATAGCATCCATATTAAATACGTCTTGGCCCTTGCCTAAAGTTAAGGCAGCTTTATCTAAAGCGGCTTGGTCTTTCTTGGCTTTAAGTTGATCCGCTGCACTCTTAGCTTGAGACTTAGCCAAAGCTGCAAGCTCTTTATTACGCTTAATAGCATCTAACTCAGCTTTCTTTTTAGCTGCTAAATCTGACTTTTGAGTATCCTGGCTTAATACGCTTAGGGCCATATTGCCCGCACCTGTTGGGGCTACAGTCTTACCACCTGCCCTGCCACCACTTACGTAATAGCCAGGGCTAAAAGCCTTTTGTGCAGCTGTGCCTGTAAGGGCTGATACGGCATTTCCTACCTGAGTTACAACAGATGCAAAGGCTGAGGCCAGCGTATCTATTTTGCTGATAAGGCCGTCAACGCCATTACTGCCGCTTATCTTGATAATGGCATCTAATAGAGCTGTGCCAATAGTCTCGCTAGCATTAGATGTAGCCACGCTGAGTTTGGCCATTGATCCAGCATATGAGTCAAGGGCTACGCCACCTGCACCTGCAAAGTTTTGCCGTAATTTGGTAGTAATCTGCTCAAAATCCATAGCCTTTAACTCGGCCTGAGTAAGCCCTAAATTAAGTTGTTTTAGGCCTTTTGTATTGCCTACATAAGCCTGGCTTAAAATATCTACAGTACTGGCATAATCCAAACCGCTGCCACTTGATACATCAAAAGCCAGCTGCATTAAATCTTGTGCCTTAGTAGCTGAGCCAGTTACCTGGGCTAGTTGACCATAGGCAGGCCTTAGCTGGTCATCAAGGATAGCCGTTTGCTTTTCCATTGACTTTATAAAACTCTCAGCATCTACTGAGGCGTAAGCCAAACCTACATTTTTAAGGTTTTGAGCTAATATCTTTTGTGCTTTTTGATCGTCAGCTGCAGCTTTCATAGATGCCTTGCCGTAAGCCAAAATAGCCTTAGTGCCGTACGCAACACCTAAAGCGCCAGCCAAAGTTTTAGCGCCTTTAGTTAATTTATTAAGTGCCTTTTCTGCATCGGTAAAAGCCTTTTTACCTTTGAACTCGCTGGCTATATTTACTTGTAAGTCTGTTGACATATTTAAGCCGCCTTTGCCATTTTATAAAAGGTTTTAGATGAGTTATCTATAGCTCGTAATACTGCACCTTGTGCGCGGCCATTATCCTCAGCATAAGCTCTAAAAATGAGGCGGCCAGTTTGCTTACGTGTTGGCCTGCCCACCATACCTTTAGGTCTTGCGTTTGTTAATATGCCTGAGGCATTGATATTTTCTAAAAACTGTTTAGGGGCATTAGGGTTTAATGAATTGTTATAACCTTTACGATAAGTATTGTCTTTATCTTGATAATAGTTGATCTGAAAATCTCCAGGGCCGTCACCGCCTGTACGATATACAAAACTTTTACGCTCATAGTTAGGTTGACCTTCAGGGTTTTTACGGCCCGCTGTCTCATAAATAGCACCAGCTGCAGATTTGTTAAGAATACGCGCAAGAGATATAAAGCCACTTTTATTAGGCCTAGACGGTGATACAGAAAATACAATACCTGCCCTAGCTTCTCTAGCGCTGTATCTTGGGAAGGGCCTGTATTTTAAGGTTTCTGATCCTACTGGCCTAGCCCAGCCTGAAAGCATATCGCTATCGGAAGGTACATAACCCCGCGCTACATTAGTGACCGTACGCAGGGCGTTGCTCATCTCTAAACGTGTTTCTTTAGCTAATTCGGGTGCAAACTTGCGTAAAGCCAAACGTAGCTCAGCGGCGCCGCTTATGGCTGTTGGCATTTTGCATCTCCTTAGCTCTATCGTTTATAACCCTGAGGATATTCTTAAACATAGCATCATCAAGGTCTAGTAAATACTGGGGCGCGATGCCTGTCTCCACGGCTAGCTGCGCTATGAGGTAACCAAAGTTACCGCGCCCCACTATTGCGAAGGGTCATCCTCCAACACCTCAACCTTAGCTAAGGTATCTAAGAATAAAGCCCCAAAAACAGGCACTTCAACGCCACTTGATCTAAGGCACTCGTGCGCTAGCCAGTAAACATCACTCTGTTTTTCATCATCTCTAAAGGCTTTGTGAAAGCCTTTTTTTGCATATAACTCAAAGGCCCACTCGATTTTTGGCGTTATCTGATGCTCAGATACCGTACCGTCAGCCCTTGTTATTTTGAGTTTTGCCATTGTGTTAGCCCCTTTTCTTTATTCTCAGCTAGTTGTAATTACGATTGGTGAATTACAGGTAAATGTAATTGATTGTGTTGCAATATCTGCCACAGCGCCGTTAATGTCAGTTGTGTTATTTACCAACACAGTAGTGCTGTATAGCGGGTTAGTTGCTGATACTGCCGCGCTTGTCTGCTTTAGTGTTAGGGCTACAGTTGTACCCCAGGCAGCTTGCAAAGTTGCGTTTACGTTTGCTGCAGCTGTATCGCTTAAAAAGTCTAGAGTAATAGTGCTGGCCTCTAGGCCCTTAACAAACTTATGCGCTGTATCGCCCATAGCTGTAACTTCTAGCTCGTCAAAGGCACGGTTAATAGTTGCGCTTGTTACGTGATCTGATAGGGCTACCGAGTTAAGGGTAACCACTACGGTATTGGATAGATAAATCGCCATTGGGCTATTCTCCTATTTTCTCGGTAGGTGTGTCTTTTGTCTTTGTCTCTTTAACCTCTACTGGCAACTCTTGGCCAATTTTGATTAAAAACGCTTTTTCTTCATCTGTAAGTGCCATTATTTAGCTCCAGCTCGTTAGTACGGATATTTGTAAATCTGCCGTTAGATAGTCACCTGCGGCAACGCTCAACACACTAGGGGCGCTAACTCCACCGACATTAAAAACGATAGAGCTAGATGCCAATTTATTAAATACGGCCACTATCGTATCTTCAATACCAATTAGGTTAGAAGCATTGTCAAACATTGGTACGGTCATAATAATTTTAAAATTAGCCATAGGTGATATACCAGCCTGGGAGTTATTACTCGACGTGATATATGGATCTGCAGGGGCTACTACCACGCTGCTACTTTGCATAGTGCTGGGCGGATAATTAAATACCGTCCATACGCCAGGATTAGCTAGGGCTGCAGCTATTGTGCTGCGTAAGGTAGTTATAGCTGCAGGCATTAGCCGACCATACCCGCAGGTGAAAGATACGGGGCTAAAAGGCCACGCACAGATGCCATTAAAGTATTGGACATTTTGAAAGGGCTAGGGCTGTAGCCGTCTAGGCTAGTGCCACCGTTTTGAGTACTAAATCTAGATGTCCATATATTTTCAGCTAGCATTAAAGCGGCAGCGTTTATAGCGGGAGTATTGGCGTAGGTAGCAGTTTTTGTATCGTCACCTGTCATAGTGCCATAAGGCAATACGCGCCTAAAGTTTTGGTCAGCTGCTACTTTTGCATATTGGATAAAGCTATAGCCCTGTGGGAATTGCCAGTAGTTAAGCTGCATATTAAATGCAGGCAAGATATTAGCTGTGCCTGTAGAAAATGGAATAGTGCCCGTAATTGTGTAAGTACCGTTAAAGGTTGAACCAGCCCCAGCAACCGTTACTGATTGGCCCGTAGTAAAGATGCCAGGGTTGGCAACCATAACTGTAGCGACATTAGACACTAACGCGGTACCGACTACGGGCGCGCTGTCAAACCATAAAAAGCCGTTTATTAGATCTTGTGCAGCTTGGCAGGTGTCCTCTATCCAGGTATAAGAATCGTACAAAGTGCCAACGCCCAGGCTAGCCTTCAAGGTAGCAGCTGTTACATACGTGGCTGGCATTTTTGTACTCCTATCTTACTTAGGTTTGGTAAGCCTCAAAGGGCTAAGAGGCCTACCAAACTATTAGTGGGTTTTCTTAGGTGAAGTTAAAGCGGACGATACCTTTAGGCATCTTGGCAATAGTTGCCATATAACCATAGATAGCTACCTGTACTTGTAGGTTAGATACTACGTTAACTGACATATAAGCCTGTGGTGATTGGTAAACAGTAAATGCCTCAGGCGCAAGAATAATTGCTGAATCATCCACAGTTGTAGTAGCTGCGAAGTTTTTGTCAACGTATAAATCAAGGCCTAGTACGTTGCCGCGGATTGAGCCAGGCTGAGTTAGCCCGCCTGCGTTCATTGGCTGGCTTGCTGAGTAAATAGGGCGGCCTGTTGAATCGGCTGCACCCATTAGTAGCTGCCATTGTGAACCGTTAGCAATATAGTTATTAGCAAAGTAGCCAGTAGCTTCATAAACAAGGCGTGATGCCTCAGATGCGTAGCCAATAATGCCTGCAGAAGTAGCAGCTTGTGCTGTAGTTGCAACCTGTCCAGCTGTGATAAGTGCAGCGTTAACTGTTGTATCAAGAGTCTTTAGGTAAGCATTTTGTAACTGATTAGTTAGCTCAGCATAGAAGTTAGGATCTGAGCGCTCTAGCAATTCAATGCTAATAGTGTTCATACCTGAGTACTTATTGACTGTGCCAGTTAGGTACTCTGTAACCATACCTGTATTTTGTACTGCGCCAGCCTCAGCTTCAACAGTTACAACAGGTGCTACGCCTGATTGGCCGCCTGCGCTTGTAACAAGAGAAGGCACGTTGATAGTCATACCGTTAGTTGGCAAAACTCCACGTGAGCAAGCGTCAATAGACGGTGTGCCAAAACGTGTATTAGTTGGAAACTCAGATAGGTACTGAGTTGGGTTAAATGCTGGGTTAGTTGAAAATGAGTCATCGGCAGCTGTTACATATAGCTTAGA